TATGGTTGTTGACTAGATCCTTCTGCAGGACGGTCTTTCCCAAATTTTAAAGATTTAAGGTCAGTTTGAAGATTTAATAAAAATGACATAAGGTGACTATATTCTACCTATTCCTTCTGCAGGTGCAGTTGTGTCATAAGAATTTGAAGGTTTTAAACCATTTAAATCTAAATCTGATGGGTTAGGTTTTCCTACTAAACTAGGATTACCATTAATTGAATACTCATAGTGTAGTTCTGATAAAGGTGATGTTCCTGGCATAATGGATACGTTAGCTCCATTATTTTTAGATAAAGGTGAACCTTGTACTGTTAATTTTTTTTGTAGTCCCATAATTATTGTTTTTATTATAAATATTGTTAAAGTATATTTCTATTTCCTGTAGTGTTGCTTACACCTGCATTACTTGTTAGTAAATCACCATCTATTGAAACAGATCTTGCTCTTGAAATAGCATCATACAGTTCTGCTGTTTGTTTCATTAATTGTTTATTATTGGCTTGAAGGAGTTCATTTGTTCTTTTTTGTTCTGCTAAGCCTTCATCTCCATAATTTCCTACAAGTGGCATAACTATATCAGCTAAACCACCAACCATTGCACCAACAGCTGTTCCAATACCTGGTGCTATCATGGTTCCAATAACAGCACCTGCTGCTAACATTTTATTTTGGTCTAATGTTTTTGTTGCTGCTTCTCCTCCTGTTAAGTTGTCATCAGTAAAATTCATAAAACTATCATATCCTATACTTGCTAATGTTAAAGGTACTGCTAATCTTCCTAAACCTTTCATAGCTGCTCCTCCAAATTTAGCAAATCTACCAGCATTGCCTGCTGTTTTTGCTGCAGTTGATCCCGTTTTACTAGCAGCAGTTCCAAAAGCTTTTTGATTAGCTGCAAATCTCATATCAGGCAAGCCTGTTGATTTAGCTATCCGAGTTCCAGCTTGGTAAGGGCCAAATTTAATAGCTGCCGTAGGAGCTTTACTAGCACCTACAGCCGCTCTTGAAAACATTCCTCCCATTCCTGATAATACAGCAGCTCCTCTAACACTACCTGCTATTTTTGCACCACCACCTGCAGCTATAAGTGCTGTACTTGCTGCTCCTGCTTTTCTACCTCCATCTGCTCCTAAAAAATTTAATAAACTATCTAATGCTCTTAAAACTCCTAAAAGTGCAGGCATTACTAAATTAGCTAAATTATCGATTAAATCTCTAATTTGTTCCTTCATTGTTAAATTCTTAGCAGCTTCAACTAAAGCTTTATTACCTATTCTATCTTGGATTTGTTTATCAGTTGCTCCCTTTTCTCTCATTTGTGCAATTATTTCAGCTACCCCTCCTATATCTTTTACTCCTAGTTTTTCAAATGTAGCTCGTCTAGCAAACATATTTCCCATTTCTGAGGCTGTCATTCCTAAACTTTTAGCTATTGAATTCTGTTGAATTGTGTTCATTAATTTAAATGAAGAAGCTGTGATGCCCTGTCTGTTTATTTCTTGGGCTACTCTTTCCATGTCATTATTTAAGGCAGCTAATCTAGCTCTTTCTAAATTAAGATCTCTACCTATTAATAATTCAGCTTCTAATTCATTTGTAATGGAAGATTCAAATTCTAATAAACTACCAGCAGTTTTTTCAATTTGCTGCATTGATAGTCCTAATTTTTGAGCTTGATAAACCGCACTGGCAAGACTTTTTCCCTGGGCTGACATTGACATAGCTATATTAGAACTAATGTTAGCTATTTCTTGCATTACTACTTTTTCTGAAACAGCTATTCCAAATTTTTGGTTGTTAAATCTAACTAACCCCATTGTATCTTTAACTTGGTCTTCTAAACTTGAACCTGTAAGTACTGAGGTACTTCTTAATTTTTCAGATACATCAGCAGATAATCCTATATTTTTAGTTAAAACTGAAAAAGATGCTGCTGTTTCTTTTGAAAACGTGGTTTGAACTTGGGCTAAAACCATAAGCTGCGCGTTGGCTTCCATGATTTTTACATAAGTCATAGCCATACCTTGCAACTCCTCTGATTGGTCTCCAAATTCTTGGGTTAAATTTATAGCTTGAGTTCTTGAAATACCTAAATTAGCAGCTAATGATTTAGAGGATGTATCTATAAAAGTTATTGCTTTTTTAGCTTCATTAAGTGCCGAAGTTATTATAACTTTTGATGCTAATTTAAGATATTCTAGAGACCCTTCAGCTGCTGCTTCAGTTTTTGATTTATTTCTAGCTATAGCATCTTCATATTTTTTAGAAGCAGTTACCATGTTACCTAGTAACTTATTAACTATAGGGATATCTGATACTAACTCTGAAAAGTATTTAAATATGTTATTCTCTTCAATTGTTTTAAAATCTTGTACTAACTTATCTGACCTTTCTAAAGCCCTATCCATTTCACTATTAACATCTTTAAGGAAGTTAAGTGACTTATTAATAGCTTTTGCTTCGTCTTTACTTGCATTAAGTAAATAATCTTGTAGATTTGCTATTTTAGATAAAACTCGAAATTGGTTTTGTTTTGTTTTAGCTATTCTTCTTTCAATTTTTGCTCTACTACCTCCATGTCTCAGTTCTTCTTGAGTAAAGCCCGATAATTCTTTTGCTAAATTATAAGCTTCCTTGAAACTTTGTTTATACCTTTCAGATGATTCTCCTGTAACTTTTGAAGCTGCTTTAGCATTGTCATTCATGGCTTTAGCCATGTCAGCAAAAGAATCTGCCATTTCAGACATTTCTTTTCTTAATTTATTTAGATCACTGTTTAATGCCATATAAATGTGGGTTTGTTATAAATATTTAAAAATATAGCTATTTATATGAAGTTCTCTTATTGCTGTTAGGAGTAAATTTTGTTGTTTCCTGTGATTTTTTGTTTTGCAGAAAATCGGGTATTTGAATCTGATTAGATTCTGGGTTTGAGTTTTTAGCTTGGTTTTTTACTGAAGGGTCTACCCAAGACTTTTCATTTTTAGATTTGCCAGTAGTAACAGCATGTTCTTTTTCATAATGGGAAGAGATTTTACGTAATGTGAAATTTCTTAACCATATAGGCATGTTATATACTGTATGCCAGTCAAATCCTCCTTTACCATGGAAGACTATATCATGTATAGATTCAAAAACTAAAGTTCTATAATCAGGCGTCAGGCCAAAAAAAGTTAAGACCTATAGGAAGGTCTACTACCTCCTCTCCTCCACCTGCGGTGTCTAGGTAAACTTTCATGTCTACATCAGGTGATATTTGGGTGTAATAATTTCTAAATTCTCTAGCATCTTTGGCTAGTAAATATCCTTTAACAAATTCTCTAACATCTTTTTTTTCTTCACTACCATTGATTGAAGTAATCATATGAGCTAATCTAGTTGTTACCTCATGAGCTCCTTGCTTATCTATCTTTTTTAGTCCCTTTATCTCAGCATCTATTTTTTTATCATCACCATGAGTTAATAACTTAAATGTTATCAGATTTTCTGTGTGGGGTAATGTAAATGGAAAACTATTTTCTCCTGATTTGTATAAATCTTCATCCATTTCTCCATGCTTTAAAGTAGATAAATCAATGTTTTGAGGTTGGTTGTCCCATGTAAATTCATAATCTTTACCATAAGATAAAATACGAGCAGCTACCATTATAGCATTTTTATCTCCTATTAATAAATCATTGTAATTAATATCTTTATTAATGATTAGAGATTGTAACAGTTTATCTATTACTACACCTTTCTGAATATAGTTTTGATTAGTTAAAATATCCTCTTCCTTTGCGGTCATATATTTCATCTCTATTTTACCAGATGATAGAGGGTTTTCTTTAGGGTATAATAATCCTTTTGAGGGTAATTCTACTTCTTCAGTAGGTAAATTGAATTCGGCCATAATCTTTTATTTGTTAATAACTTTAATTTATTATAAATACCAATATAAAAAGGAGATTTAGCAAAGCCAAATCTCCTTCAATAAAATATTTAAGTGTTTTTAGAAATTTAATACACAATAATCTACTGCTAACGTTACTTCTATTTGTTTTGCTTCGTTTTCAGTATCCCAGTTGTAATCACCAAATGATGCTTCTTTAACAAAAGCACCTTTTAATATCCATTCTGAAACAATATCACCTACTGGTCCTAATACATCTAATCTTAAATCTTTCTTATAGAAATCGGAATAACCATCTCTACCTGTTACTGATTCGTGATGTAATCTTACCCACTCCATTACTGCTTGAGCTCCTGAAGGTGTGATTGGGTCAAATAATGTCATTGTAATGTCATTCCAAGTAGTTTTACCTTTTACTTTTCTTTGAACATTCATGTGGTTTAATATTACTTCACCTTGTGTTAGTGATACTGCACTTACTCCTTTTACTATAAAGCTTGGTATACCATCCATGTATAGGATAAACCTATTAGCTTGTTTTGGCTCAAAAGCGGTGAAAAATATTTCGTTTGGATCTATTACTGGCATGTTGTTCTAATTTATTTCTTGTTATAAATATTTAATTCTTTAATTTTTATGATGGAAATACTGCTCCAGTTGGCATTACATTGAAATCTAAGTAGATAAATTCAGCTGTTTTAGTTGGCTGTAAATATATTTGTCCAATTAATTGATTTCTATCTATAACATCTGGTGTGTTATTGCTATCATCCATTACAACTTTAAAGGCATATAATCCCTGTCTTTGTTGTACGCTTTCTAAGTATGGGTTAACCTGTGCTAAGAAATTATTTCTTGTAGCTATCGTATTTTGTTCAAATACTAAATTATCTGCTATTTGAGAAATGAATCCTTTAAGAGCAATTAATAATCTTCTAACATTTACTCTATCTAAAGCACTAGCTTTTTTCTGTAATGTTTTCTGTCCAAATACTACTACTCCTGTATTTGGGAATGTAGCTATTGGGTTAATATTTGCTTGATATAGTTCATCTCTATTACCATTTGTTAGTTTTCTTTCAGCTCTTATTACTGATGATAATCCACCTCTGTTTAACCCAGCTGGTGCAAACCATGCTTCAGATGAAGCATCATTATAAGCAAATACTCCTGGCATCATTGCTGAAGCTGGTACCCAAACTTGGTCTCCTAAATCAGGATCAATGGTTTGTAACCATGGCCAATATGTTGCAGCATATGAAGAATCAACTCCTGCAGCTTGTGTTTTTGCTGCTGTGATAGTTTTATCATAAGCAACACCATCTATTATAGCTATTGCATCACCTCTGAATTGGCAATTATTAACCATTGCGGATATTTGGGATGCATAATCTTCTCTATATAATCCAGGGATTGAAAGAACATTGTATTGGAATTCATCTTTATTTGCTAGTAAGTTTAATGCTGTTGTATAATTACTTCCTTCTAAACCTTGTGTATTGGTAGCATTAATATTTTGATTAAAATTAGCTACTATACCATTAAAATCAACGCCTAAAGCAGCTCCAAACGTACCACTGCTAACTACTGGGATTAAATTAGTATATTGTGGTTTTGGATCTCCAGCGTTATCAAAATAATTTAATGTTTTACTATTTACAGATTTTACTCTTACATATCTAGATGCATTAGCATATTGTCCCTCCATTTGTAAATAATAAGTACTACCATCAGTTTTTACTGTTTGTTTTTGGTCTCCTATTACTCTTGATACATAATTTGAAGCATTTGGATCTAAGGATAAGTTAGTCCAAGTTTCTAATACTTTTTTCTGACTAGTGATATCATCTCCTTGTCTAATTAAAAGACTAAATGTTCCTGAAGCTGTATCTGGGGAGATTATTTCCCATCTAATATTATCTCTACTACCACTAGGTAATTGACCTTTAGAACCTTCTACAGAT